GCTGGATGCTGTAGTCCACAATGTTTATGGTATCAGCCTCCACCTTGGTAACCTCATCAGGCATAACACCAACAGCAGAGAAAGTGTAGTCCTGTGTGTTGTCTCCGTATCCTTGTCTTGGGGAAAGAGACCACCCAGTTATAATGAATTTATCGATTCCAAGTATGTCAAGAATGTAGTGATTGCAGTAAACCAGGCCCTTGTAGTCCATAATCTGCTTGAACTTCCTGACCTGATCCTCTGGGTACACGCCTGGGACACCGGAACACATCTTGCCTGAAACTGAGAACTTGATGTCACCGTTACCAACAATTTCCTTGCGGGTAAAATCACGTCCCTGTACCGGTGTGAGGATAACGTTCTTGTCTGAATTCATCTGGGGTATTGCCAGCGGATCGAACCAGACAAGCATATCGGTCTGGGTTGGCATATTCACGTCAAGCCTTCCTGCACCGATCTTACCACCGCGCATCCTTGACTGCATCTTATAGGCAATAGGTTCCTTCAGCTTGATACCCATAATGAATGCGTAAGGGCAAAGCTCTCCGTAATTGTCAACAGCTGGGATGTAATCCTCGCCACCTCCGTCCCTGTTGACCTGAAGCATACCGTAATGTTTCTGCCTTACCTTGTCTCCATAGTCCTTGATAAGGGTTGACCAGGCTGAATCCTCACGGCCCTGAACCTTACCCTTCAGTAGTTTCTTAACCTGATCGATTGCGTACTGCTTGGCATACTGGGCAGCAGCTCTTAGGATAGGAGCTGAGTGAACAGACCAGAAATTAGCTCCTGGCTTGTAGTTGTAGTAATAGTCAATCTCCTGGCCCTTGACCCTGTTGATGCCCATGATTTCATTGATGCCGTTGAAGCCCATGCTCATAGCACTGGAAACCACGCCATTGGTAACGTTATATGTCAGATTAGAAAAAACATTCATAACTATTCCTTTTTATAGAAATAGGACTTTAGGGTGTTTTTCTGTTTGCTATTTGAGGATGCCGGAAAAAGAAAAGTGGAGCACCTTTTCCGTTTGTGCTCCACCTTTGTGTTTATCCCATATCCGCGCCGCTTGTATTGACCAGTGCGCCTGCCTGCATCTGGGCTGTTGCAAATGCCTGGGTGACTGCATGAACCACGCGGGGCATTATCTGATCTGCTATCTGCTTCTCGTCGGCTGAAAGGAATTCGTTCTTGTCGAAGTTCACCAGGTTGTCGATATTGAAGATAATCTGGGTTGGACGGGCAGATGAACGCTGGTAGTGGTTCTTGTATGAGTCCGTATCTGGAGTGTATGGGTTTGCCGTTCCATTTCCTCCCTTACCGCCATTAGCATTTGCGCCTCCAGGATTTGTAACTCCAGTAGTACCCTTCTTGCTCTTATCTGGATATGCCCATTCAAGTATCTTTGCCATATTATTTATAGCCTTCCATTTTCCTGAGCTAACCCAATCCTGACCAAGACCGTGTTGATCAGCATAACCAGCAGCAAGGTCTTTCCAGCGTTTCAGTTGTTCTCCTCCAAGTTTGCTTCCTGGACGAATTCCCATCTTCTCAAGAGCAACACTACCGGCACTTACACCACCAGCGAACTGGGAGAGCGGATCGCTTCCAAGTGACTGATAAACAAGCCCCATCATACTCTCCATGTAAGTTCCAACAGTATCCGCAACCTTAATATTGAACGCCCTTAACTGGATGAGGAAACTTTCATAGTTCATGGCACCGTTTTGAGCCATGATTGTAATGTCCTTTATTTTGCCATTAACGTCAGGAAGGCTTATCTGCATTGAACTTACAGCTCTTGAAAGAATCTCAACCCTCTTCTGCACCTCATTAGCTGCAAGACCGTCAAGCTCCTCTATTGCGAGATACAACGACATTTGTGGGTTGTTCTTGTCGTCAAGCATCTTTGAAAGGTTATCTCCAATAGCAGAACGATATTCCCAGGTGTTAGCAAGCTCAGAAGCACGCATATTACCGATGGCGTTTATGTCCGTCATCTTACTAATCTGCGTTTCGTTTCCAGTTGGATAAATACCCTTGATGTAATTATTAGCGTCCTCCCTTGCCTTTGCAAAAGCAGCTATACGCTTATCTTTGTCCTGGATGGAAGCTGCGTTTCTGAATAAATTAAGGATCCTTGCCTCACCACTTCTGTAGAACGATGAGTTGATACCCATAAGTCTGACAGCACTTGCAGCTGCCATAATACGGGCATTATTCATGTTGGCACCCCAGTTACCCCTGTTGCCGCTTAGCGAGCTCTGTCTTTCGTATGCTTTCACATATTCGCTCATAGACATTCCAGTAACAGGCTGCACATAACCATTGTACAACTCATTAATGAACGGGCCAGGCTTCCTGTACATGTAATCTGTGTCAAATATGTTAGTGAAGCCCTTTGTATGCCTGAACTGTGGATTAGACCTCCACGCTGTTGCCTGCCTATAACCACCAGTGTACTGGCCAGTAATCACACCAAGTCTCACAGCAGATCCAGTTGCAAGTCCCCTGTTAAACATCTCTTCAGAAAGCGTGTCTGATGCAACAGCCCTTGCATTAGCGAGATGTCCCCTTGACTCTTCAATTTTCTTGTTGAACTTAGCTTCAGATTTTTCAGTTTCCCTTGTTGACTTTTCAATAAGGTAAACCATGCCTGCGATACTTGCAAGCGTGATTCCAATCGGACTGAATATTGAGCCAAGAACAGTAGCAAGACCAGAAACAAGCGAACCGCCAGCCCCTGCAATAGACAAGGCACCAGCAGCCCTGGCAGCTGAGAACGACCTTGAGAATGCAACACCCATTGGACTGATTGTGCGACCATGTATTGCAGCAAACCTGGCAGCAGTAGCAGCGGAGACACCTGTTGCAGCAGCAGTACCGACACCACTTGCACCAGCTGCACCAGCAATTCCAAGACCAATACTTGCATTCCTCATTGTCCTGTAAAGACCAACAACAGGATTCAGAAGCAGACCGAATTGTGTCATGGCAAGCTGAATCACCATCATTGCTTTCATGACACCTGGGAACGTATTGTAGAGACCCATCCAGAACTCAGCAACCTTACCGAATGCCCAGCCCATAGTCTTTACAAGCTCCATGATATGATTGAGGTTGTCTGCTGCTTCGGGACCTCTCAGATAATCACGAATATCAACAAGCATCTCCTTCAATGCACCCTGGAACCTCTCAAACATCTGGACGTTATCTTCAGTGAATGCAGAAGTTACCTGAGCCCAAAGACCAGCTACAGTATTCTGCTTCTCAGCTGAGAGTCTACTTGAGATACCAGTGTCCCTACCAAGTAACATGTCGTCCCTGGTAGACCTTACCTTTTCAAGATTACGGATAATCTGTGTAACACCAGCCATAGAGGTGACACGGAACATCTTAGATACAAGCTGGATGAGCGTCTTGTCGTCTGCCTTTGTTGAAAGGTCACCCAATATATCAATCATGTTCCTTACACTTCCGTCACTGTTGAACCTGCTGATACCCAGCTTGTCCCACATTGCCTTCTGCTTCTTGTTCGGGTTAATGATATTCTGGAGTGCCATACGGAGTGTCGTACCAGCCATAGATGCCTGGATACCAGCATTACCCATGACACCAATCATTGCCAGCGTGTCCTCAATACCAAGACCAGCTGCACTTGCAACAGGAGCTGCGTACTGCATAGCCTCAGCAGTCATCATCATATCAGTATTAAACCTTGTGAATGTGGTAGTGAGGTTATCAGCAAGCTTCCTCATTGCCCTTGCGTCCTTACCAATACCGAATGCGGTTTGGATATTGGTAAGCTTATCGGCTGTCATCTCCAGCTCATTGTCACCTATCAAGGCCACATCAGCAATAGGACGGATAGAGTTGTTGATTTCATTTACACCCAGACCAGCCATTGCCATGAACCTTGCAGCACCAGCAACCTCAGGAGCAGTAAACTTAGTGTCCATACCAACCTGACGAACATTACGCGCCATCTGAGCAAAGTTAGATGGAGTGTATCCTGTAAGTTTCTTGTTGGACTCCAGAATAGCCTTCACTGAGGTCATTGTATTCTGGTAGTCAACAGCCTGCCTCATTGCGTCACCGATAAGGCCGAATGCAGCACCAATACCCATCATACCGACCATACCCTTTGCCATTCCGACAAAAGCTGGGGTCTGAACTCCGAATGATGTATTACCTACCAAAGGATAGGTTGAGGCACGCATCATCTGTCTGCGCGTACCTGGCATTTCACGCTGTCCCTGGGGATGACCGCCTCTACGTGCTGGCTGGTTGGTTGTTGCTCCTGCACCAGCCTTGCTTCCAGAAGCGGTTGTAGTTCCGGCAGTACCTGGAGCAGCTGCTGTAATTGGTGCTGTAAGACCCTTAATACCTCTCAGTTTTGCCTTAAGCTCAGCAATATTCGGAGTGAGGGTTACGGTTGCCTTCAGGCCTTTTATCTTAGCGACTGATTCCTTTAGCTTGACAATATCAGGCTTCAGCATTACATTGGCAACCAAGCCCTTGATCTTGGATACCCTCTCCTTGAGCTTAGCTATTGCATTTGCATTCAGAATCAGGTCAACAACAGCCTTGATACCAGTAAGCTTGGACATGGATTTCTGGAACCCAGCCTTATCGGGAACAAGCGTAACCCTGCTCCTTGACCTGGGTGCCTTTTTAGCCTTAGCCACCTGTGCGGCTGTTCCAGTTACTGCGGTATCCAGGGTTGACTTAAGACTCTGGACGGAATCGTTTATCTGACCAATTGACTTCCTGAAGCTGTTTGCAGCAGTGCCTCCCTTAACACGGACACTGATATTTGCAAGCCTCTGGAGCTCTTCAAATTTTGTCTTTAGTGATGCCAGCTTAACCACAGCCTCAGAATCATCAACTATAACTGAATATTTGATGGTTTTGGGCTTACCCTTGTTGTCGTCAATGATTTTCCTGAAGGATTTGACCATATTTCTGGTGGCCCTCACCTTCTCGTTCATTTCCTTGGCTGACATCATTATTGGTGCCGTAGCCATCGTACTTGCAGCTGTAACACCAGCACCCTTATCCTTGCTACCATATTTTGCAAGGAAATCCTCCTCAGCTTTCTTGGCAGCACCCAGGCTTGCAGTTCTTTTCTTGATAGCGTCCTGGATATGACCAAGAACGGTATCTGGATTGCTGGTAGCCCACCTCTTGCTTATCTTATCAAGGTATTTCTGCTCATCCTCGTTGAATGTCTTAAGAGCTGCTGCTGACCACTTGGATTTGGCACCGCTTCCACGCTTAGCCATACCAAGCCTTTGATACATGTTTGCCAGTTTGTTAAGCTCAGCCTGCTCAGCCTTTGTAACATTCTGCAACTGCTTAAACTGGGATGCTGTTTCCTTAGCGGACATAGAAGCACCCTTAGCCATACCAGTAAGAGCTCTTTCGCTTTTGAATCCCTTTGTGGCAAGACCATCCAGTCCGGCACTGATCATCCTAATATCATTTCCAAAAAGCCCCTGCATTGCTACATGGGCGTTCTTGAATGTAGATAATAGCGCGTTCTGGAATGCCGTCATCTGGCTTATTGGCTTGGTCATATCAAATGCCTGACCCATCCTTGTACCAAAGTTCTTCTGAGCCTTGATAAGACGGTCAAGTGATGTTCCCAAAGCCCTCATGGGAGCCACACTCTGAGCCTGAAGCTGCTCCATTTGAGCTGTCAGAGCTGCGAGAGACTGCTGAGCTGCTGATACGTTAGCATTAACAACGTATTCGACAAGATATTGCTGGGTATTTGCCATATTATGCTTCTATTTTATCTTAAATAGCCTTAATGACGGTAAATATGTTCGCAAAAATAGGCGCAACCTAAGTCGCGCCTACCAATCAAATTTATAAATATAAATCATGACAGAGTTACTTCTTCCTGCAATACAATGTTCTCGGAATGATCTCCAGGCTTGATTTCAACCTCAGCCGTAAGCGTCTTATCCTTGAATATATCCTGTTCAGTTGGTACTGTGCATTTACGGAAGTCAAGCTGGGCAGCACCATTCATATTGGAACCTGTACCCATATATGTATCAATGTACGCATACATATCATTCATTATGGCAGTGCATCCGGCAGCAGAGAGCTTTCCAGTTGACGGATTTACCTTTGGAGTGCTGTTTGTGTGCTGGAGAAGTGCAAGCCTGATGATACGGTGTACCTTATTGATAGTCCTACATCTTACCAGTGAGCTGTAATCCTTGCTTCCCAGTGTCCTGTCACTTGAAAAGAATGTCTCACCAGGTGCATCCTCACGGTCAACTGGGAACACATATCCAAACCTGTCCATCTCATTGCGCCTTACATATCCCAGCTTCTCAATTGGTGTATTGTCCTCACCGAAACCAAGCTCAGCAACAGGAATCACGTCCTTGAGGCTAAACTGGGAATTGTCGCCCATGAAATACTCAACAGGACAAACTGAAAGGACACCCAGGGCCGCACCGACACAACCCACTGGAGTGCCGTTTACTGTGCGAGCCTGCATCTGGTGTACCTTGTCGCTTCTTTCCTGGCCAATAAGAACGGTCAGTCCTGGGATGTCAAAGTTATTGGCAGGTGGAAGCGTCCTGTAATTGAATGTTTGGTTATTAGGAACCATTTTGGCTGTAAGGTAATTTCCGTTCTCATCTTTCAGCCTTGCACCGTCCTTGTCTGTTATATATACTGTTGTGTTGAGTAATTCAGTCCTTACCGTATTGGCACAAAGCAGGACATTGAAGGGTATCTCCTGGTCATATTCATCTGATTTCTGGAAGCTGCTCTTGAAGCAGAAGATAGCGTCATTGAGCTGGGTAAGTACGGGAGATATAAGGTCATTCCCAGTGTAGTCGTACAAGTCCCTTTCGGTCCAGATGCCGAACTGGAAGATCTTTTTCTTTGTGGCGTGCATTACCCTGTGGAGAACATTGAAGTTTGACCCACAGTTGGCAAAGCACACATATATCACATGCTCTGCGTTGTTCTTCTTTGCCAGTGTGAAGAAGTGGTTGAGGTGGTAATAAGGAACACCGCTCATGATGCCGTCCTCAGTTATTCCGGAAGCCACAACGTCATCCATACTTGTAAGCCTCTGCACCTGTTCATTCTCGTATTTGGCCTGGGCAAGTGAATATCCTGAGAATATGTTACCGCGCTTTGACGTATCGAAAACCAATCCGCAAACAGTCTCGTCAAAGATGTTTTCAGTCTCCTGCTGTACGGATGCGTCAATAGTGAATCTGTTTATTGCCATATCGGTTGTCTTTATCTTAAATAGAAAAACACAGCCCTCCACAAGTTAATGCAGAGGACTGTTTTCTCAGTGCTTGCCTGAAGGTCTTGGTGGCTGCTGGGGTGCTGAGCCTCCCATTGCGCTTCCCATTGCAACGAGTGCCTTTTCCTGCATTGCGAGGTGTTCCCTGGCATCCAGCCAAAGGGCGTTCTCACTCCAGAAGGCAAATTCGAATTCGTCAAGGTTCCAGACATCAAGCTGTGGAAAATACCTCGCTATCAGGATGAACCTCTGGCGGTATCCGTCGTTGTCAATTTTTACATCCTTCAGGCTTTCGATAAATTTACGACCTTCGCGCTGCGGGCCTCAATCAGGATGGACAGCTGTGGCATCAGACCCATCAGGAACAGGTCGTCATCGGTCAGCAGCTCCTTGTCACCGTCAACGAAGCAGTCCTTTGCCAGGTTCTGCTGGGCGATAATTGAGTTGGCAGAGTTGGTCATCATGAATTTAGAGAAGGCCTTCATATCGGGGCTCTTCATATAGGCAACGTAATATGGCTTCTCACCAATCTCCTCGTTACCAGCCACGATGATGGGGATGACGCGCTTCAGCTTATGCTGGGCAATCAGTTCCTTACTCTTAGCCTCTACGGTTGCCAGAACTTCGCTGGGAACCATCAATTCGTTCTCGTTCATAACCTAAATTTTAAATTTGACATGTTTGGTAATTCATCTTTAAATAGGCAGCGTGAAAATCCGGTTGTTTATTAAATACGAAAAAAAAGAAGGCTTCCCGTTCTGGGAAACCTTCCAATCCAATTACCAAACCCAGGCCGTTACGCACCTGCGTAAAGCTCAGCCGAACGGTCTGTCTGTGCGGAAGCGTCCGTGTAGATACGATACGGATGCAAGTCGTAGGACTTGGTGATGTTTGTATCGTTCTGGTTAGCCTCCATACCGTCCTCGGAGAAGAAGCAGCCTGCAAGGGTTACGGTCTCCTCTGGGGTGTTCTGCATGATGTCGCTGATCCAGCTTACAACCAGGTCGAACTCACCCAGGCCCATCAGAGTCTTAGTGGTGTTCGAATCCAGGTTACGGAGCTGTATCATCGTACCAACGTCAAGGGTGATGGATGCACTGATTTCGTTGTTACCGAAACCGCGAGTGCGGGGCTGGCCACCAAGACCGTAGTTTGTCTCTACGGTACGGGCTGCGTTCCAGCTGATAGCGGTACAGTTAACGAAAAGATCCTCTCCCAAAGCGGCAGCCTGGAGCTCAATCATACTCCAGCTGCAAGCAACGTGATTAATCTGTGGCATATTCTTTCAGTTTTTTAGGGTTATTACCTTGTGCTGAGCGTGAAGTGACCAGTAACCTTGATCATGCGTGCCTCAGCGACTGGAACGATTCCGTAGTCGATCAGCAGCTCATGGGTCTTGATCACATTCTGGTTAGCATCAATGTCAACTGTACGTCCGCTGATCTGAGCGTTGGTAGTGCCAGGATCAACCATGCCCTCGTCAATCGCGCCTACAACATCGTTCTTGATGGTGGTCAGCGTGTTTGCACTCAGGAGGCCGGTAGTGGCATTTGCCTTCAGAGGAGCGTTAGTGTACTTCAGCAGAGCCATACGAATCAGACGGCGTGTCTTGGACATCGTGCGGCAACGAGAGATAGACTCATAATCACCAGTGGTCAGAGTCGAATCGCTTGAGAAGAAGGTGCCATTCTCAAAACCGTCGTAGTTTGTGAGGATGTTGTAGCCCTTCTCAACCAGCTGGGTGCTGCGCTTGGTGTAGCTGAGCGTATCGATGTTGGTGAACGATGCGTTGGCTGCCCATGCGATAGTAGAGCCAGAACCGGTAACAGCGAGGTTTCCGAAACCAAGCTCGATAGCCTGGCAGAAGTTGTACAGGTTGAAGTTCTGAACCCAGCCCATAGAGCACTCAACGGGAGCAACAGCGAGGACACCCATAGCCAGACCGATGTTACCAACGGGGCACTGATGAGTGTTAAGCAGCTGCATAGCGTGAATGCCGTCTGAGCTCTCCTGACCCAGCAACAGAGACACGTAAGGCATCTCAGCGATTGCATTGGGGAGAGTAGCCAGGTTGATCTCAACAACGGGAGTCTCGCCACCGATGTAGCCAGGGTTAGCGTTGATGAGGATTGAAGCCTGGGCATTGCCATCGTAGTTGATGTAGTTGCTGCCCTTCTTGACGATGCGGCCACCAAGCTTCTCAGCGACGCTCTGTACGTTTGCTACCCAGTCGTTGATTGCCAATGAATCATTGACCTTCTTGAACAGTTCCTTCTCAGTCCAAAGACCGATCTGGAAGCAGAGGCCCTTTGCAGCTACCTGGAGATCTTCGATTGCGTCGAAGTTAGAGGTACAGTCAGCGAACATAATGAACAGACGCTGGCCTTCACCTGCAACGGCAAAGAATTTTGCGATATGGTAGTAAGGTACACCGTTCATGAAGGCTTCAACACCTTCCTCGATTCCCAGTGCTGCCAGGTCATCAACTGAGTTGACCTCAACAACCTGACGGTTGCCAAGCTTCTCCTGGGCAGTAGTGAATCCAGTGAACGGATTAGTACGACCACCAATATCGAACACAAGACCACCGATATTCTCAGCGGGGACGGTGTTGCTGGAAACGAACCCATCAATAAGCGTAGTGAAAACGCCACCATGTTTTTGTGCCATATTGTTCCTTTTTTAATTATTTGTGATACTTGTTCTTGTAAAGCTTAGCCTTACCTCTCACAGTGTCTGGGGTGTTGACTGTGTAAACGCCTCCCTTTGAATCGATGTAAAGCTCAGCGTACTGGGGATACATCTTGAGGATCTTGTCTACACGGGCCTCTTCATCTGCGTCGGGCTTGGCCTTCTCTTCTTTCTTGGAAGCCGGAGCAGAACCCTTCTTCTCAACCTCTGGGGTCTCAGGAGCTTTGGTCTCCTCTTCATCTTTGGGAGCCTCTTCCTGGGTGTTCTCTACTTCAGGAGCATTGTCCTTCGGAGTTTCAACCTCTGGGGTCTCAGGAGCTTTGGTCTCCTGCTCGATTTCCTTGTTTGATTTACGTGCCATACTCTTAAATTGGTTTGGTTTTTAATAAGAAAGCGGAGGAGAGCGTTTCCCCTCCGCTTTTACTAATTGGATTCAACTCCGCTTAGGAGACTACCTTGACGTAGTAGGTCTTACCAGCGGCAGGAGTTGTGTCGGTTGTCAGAGTGTAGACGTATGAGCCCTCAGAACCGCTGCGCTCGTACCAGCCTTCCTCCTTAGGATTCTTGCCAGTAGTGCTCTGAACTGCGCTGTAGCTGACAGTTGCGCTCGATACGTAAGGAGTCCAGATAACGATCTCACCAGGACGAACGATGTTAACGTCAACCTTGAGCAGCATCTTGAAGAAGTACAGCTCAGAGTTAGCCTGGAGCTTTTCGATCTGGAGCACGTTCTCGTCAGAAGCGTAGTCAACGGCCATCCAGAGGTTAGAGTCCATACCGTTTGTGAACACACCGCCAACGATGGTGTCCTTAGGCAGAGCGTTCAGGGTGATGATGCGCTTGCCCTTGAAGCGGTACTGGTTCATCTCAGTGTTGTCCGTGTACTTCACGGTCTTGTCGGTCAGGTACTGGTCGTACAGATCCCAGCTGTTCTGGTCCATAACGAACACGAACGAAGCCTTCTTACGGATCTTGGTAGGAGTCTTGCGCCACATAGCACGGAGAGCAGCCTCAACGTCCTGTCCAGTGCTGAATGCGGTAGTACCAGCGATAACGACCTTCTTGGGATCCTTGTCACCGTCCAGACCGATGTTGTTGTCCAACATACGCTTGATAGCACCGTCGAAGTACTTCATAGGACCAGCCTCTACGTCGCCGCCTACGTCCTCGTAGTCGTCGCCAGTAGGAGTCGTGATCTTAGAAGCGGAAGCGCCACCCTTGGCAGACATCCAGATGCTGTAGTCGATGTACTCGTTCTTGTTCTCCATGAGCAAGCGAACCATCGTAGCCTGGATCTTCGGATCCAACTCGCGGAACACCAGGTTGCCTGTGGGCTGGAACCACTTGTAGTACTTCTCGAAGTCGCGGGGGTTGAACTCGAAGTACACCATGAAGTCCTGAGGCTCCAGGTAACGCTCCGTGAACTTGTACTTACCAGTGTCATTGCCGCTCTGGTCAGCATTGGGGGTTGCAACATGGTCCTGGATGATCTTGCCCAGCTGTACGAGGGGCAGAGTGTACTTCATCTGGACACCGGTCTTAATGTGAATCAGGCCCTCTTTGTAGGTCTCATTCTCGGATGCAGTGTAAACAAGCAGGTCCTGAAGGAACTCACCAGTGTACTGGTTGTCCTTGAACTGGAATGCACTTGCATTTACCTCAATTCCATTCTTTGCCATAGTTATATTCCTTATTTAAGTTACTGTTTAAGTTGATTAGCCCAGGTCCTCGATGGTCTTGAACTTGAAGTCAGGCACCAGCTCGTCCACCTTAGCCTTGATCTTCTCCTCCTCGGTCATCTGACCTTCCTTAGCCTCCTTCTTGTTCTCAGGAGCACCAGCAATCTGAGCAGAGATAGGAGTAACGGCCTTGATACCGTCCAGAGATGCCTTAACCATGTCAAAGTTCTGCTCAGCCATTGCGACCCAGCTGTCCTTTGCCTCGGCAGAGATCTTACCCTCAGCGATAGCACCGTCAACCAAAGCGTTGATAGCGTTCTTCTTCTCCTCAGCCTCCTTGTCCTTGTAGACCTTCAGCTCGGCGTTGAGAGTGTCAATAGACTTCTGAAGGTTAGCACTGTTGGTCTTTTCGGCCTCATGCTGAATCTTCAGGTTGTTCAGTTCATTCTTAACTGTCTCCAGTTCCTCGTTTGACTTCTGATGCTTCGCCTCAAGCTCCTTGAGCTGGATGATAGCAGCAGTAACCTTGTCAAGCGAAACCTCGCCCTGGATACCCAGCTGCGAAGCGACTACTTTCAGTTCTTCCATGTTCTTTTTTATTTGTGAGTTAATAATGTCCTTACCTTTCGGCTCTTTATCTGAAATAGCCGATTTAGGCTCAGGTTGGTAATTTTCCTGGTTTGCGAGGCTCATAATGGCCTGGATAGCCATCTTGTCCGTAAGTCCCTTGATGGATGCTGCAATCCTGTTCTTCACGGTCTGAGGTGTCTCGATAACGTGGTCTGCGGGAATGAATCCCTGCTCAACTGCCATCTCAGCAGACAGCCATGTTCCGTCACAACCTTCCTTGCCGTCCATAATCTCCTTAACCTTGTCCTCAGAGAATCCAAAACGCTTACAGTAGACAGTAGTGAGCTGCTTCTTGAAGGCCTCGATAATCTGCTGGTTGTTGGGATCATCCATGTCGGCTCCCATCCAGGGGTTGTGGATCATTACGATTGAGTAGTCGGCCATGTAGAGCTTCTGACCTGCTGCCCAAATAATTGAACCCATTGAAGCTGCGATACCTGCTACCTGGGTGATAGTTGGAATCTTGCAGTCGAGAACCTTTGCGAACACCTTCATGCCCTCAACGACATTGCCACCAACGGAATTGATGAGAATTCGGATTTCAGAAGGCTGGACATAGTTCTCGATGTACTCCAGCTCCTCAACGAAGCGGTCACAGCTCCACCAATCAACGTCATCAAAGAACGTCATGGTGGCAGGTTTACCCTTCTCAAGGGCACCTTTTACAAGCTTTAAATCCTTAATGTCCATATCTTGCTGTTTTTCTTAGAAATAGCGGATGTCATAAATTTTGCGTTGATTTCTTGCAAATATTCGGTGTTTTAGGCACTTATTCGCCATCATCAACCGGTAAATTCTCGGTGTCGCTGGTATCTGATTCGTTCACAAGCTCCTCTTCTCCACCAATAGGCATCTCCCAATCCTCAATGGTAGGCTCTGTTGGTTCTGGAAGCGGCTTGCCGTCTGACATGATGAACTTAGAGTGGTCCTTATGAAGCTCAGGATGGTCGAAATTGGTATGTCCAGTATTGCCATAGTCCTCCTTCCAGTCTGAGTGGTTGGTGTATGGCGGGAACACAAGGTGAACCTCCTTCATCATCCTGGTGGCGTTGATTGTCTCTTCCCTGAACCAGACCTCATAGGTAATCCAACATGGCTGCAAGGAATCATCAAAACTCTCCAGCGGATCTATATATTTAAGGTTCACGCGCTCATTAAGGGCTGGATAGTTTACCTTAAGTTCCTGAATGTACTGGTTGATGAGCTGTGCAACAAACTCAACCTCAGACTCCCTGTACTCCTTGACATTTCCTTCATCATCAAAGGTATCGGGATCCTGGTTGTTAAGCCTGTTCATCACAAACTTAATTTGCATATCAGCACGACCTTCATTGATACGCTGCTGCTGAACAAGGTATCTCCAGTTTGTGAATTCAACAAAAACAGCTGGGAAGGCAAGCTCATATTCTGTATTGCCACCCTTCCTAACGATACGCTCAAACTGACCGCGATTCCTCATGACGGTCTTGAATATCTTCTCACTGTTAGGATCATAGTAATCCCAGCGTACCTGCTCAAGAATCTCCTTGATGGCATGGTACACGGCAATCTGACCGTTCTTCGGTATCTGGATCTGCTCAGGAATAAGCGACTCCTGGTGCTGATCCTGGTTCTGGTTTTTATTTTTACTTACTATCATACTATTGGTGTGAATAAAAGTCCAAACATATCTATTTCAAATGCCAGCCACGCATATTCCCTGACAACAGAAGAGTGACCCATAAACTGTCTTTGTGGAACCTCATGATTCTTTGCCATCACATTCCTGGCACCGAAGTATTTTGGGTCATTATGGATTCCGGCATATACAAAGCCCTTATGCCTTCTTGAACCAACATAAACGGTGGGGTCAATAACTACCTTACCTTCATTTGGAACAGCCTTGATTGACTTTCTGAGCGTCCCAGTGTCAACAAGTATATTGCTGGGGTTTGTGCCGTGTTTTGCCCTTTGCCTTACCGTATATGGAGCAAGCGGCTTCCAATGTTCTGAGCCTCTTGTATTGAACCTTTTCTTTTTGAACGAATCCCTGAACACCTCAGCGGCCACCTTTGCGACATCAACCTCAAACTTAAGCTTCTGAACCTTGATTCGCCTGAAGGTTATATCTCTCAAATGCCAAACAGCAGCATTAAGCGGGACAAACATATTGTTAGTTCCGGCACGCTCTGGGAACTGGTTTACTCTACCTCTTAACTGAGCCCTCCTCAATTGTTCAATATCCAGAACAGCACGACCATTTTCATTTCTTGCATAACGGGCCCACTTACCGGATTGCTCATATTTGCTAAATATCGTACCTTTTGGAATCTCAATACGCTGTCCCGTCTGGACATCTTGCCAGAAGGAAGGACCACTGAAATACTGCCTGGCCCTACCTCTTCCGTTTCTGGACATATTGCTAAGGAAAGTAAACTTACGAGGCATGATAGTACTGTTTTAAGCGTTCAACATACCCAGCAAGCTTCTCCTTGTGCTCAGGCTTAACCTTGAAATAAGGATGCGACTTACTGAAAATCCTACCACACTTAGCAAGGCTCTCAGAGAATACACCGTCAATCTGCTTTGGTTTCTCAGGTGCCTTTGCAAGCACATCTGGGATTGCCTTGTTCTGGACTGAGTTACCAGCCTGATCCTCCAGGTAACAACGGCATCCCCATTCAATCGGTGGTATCATCCATTCTGGGAACATATCCCTGGGTGCCGAATAGCCTTCCAGCTGTCTATGCCAGGGCCTAACCCTGTCATCATTCATTGTCATGTAGGTTACCCAGGTAGCGGCAGACCAGAGAACAGCCCACTTGTACGCTATCTCGGCAGCATACTGGATGTCAGCATTCTCAACAGCGGCATATCTCAGATGGAAAGTGTCGCTTATCTCTTCCAGCCTCTCCATATCCTCTGGGTCATCCATATCGAAATCCTCAGGAATGTCACTGATAGCCTGGTACTCCTCACAGACTGAGAACTCAACAATATTGTCAATACCGGCTATAAGCCTGTCCCTAATATCGCGGTCCTGCTGGGTAAGGTTGTTATCATCCTCAGCAGAAAGAAGCTCGGTTGCTCTTTCCTCATCCAGGTTCAGGCCCTTAAGGAGATACTGGATGCCAATTTCAGCACGAAGGCTTACCAGTTCATAGAAAGCCTCGTCCTCATCAGCACTCAGGTCAACAGCCTTCACGAAAGCCATGAACAAGGCCTTCAACCTGTTGGCATTGGCCTCATTGTCAGCTTTCTCATCGTCTGTCAGGGCATTGTATATATTGGAGAAGTAGCCCCTGCCTTTTACTTCCCCTCCAGAAAATTTACTTTTGCGTTGGCTCCCCTGGGGTGTCCGTATCTGCGCTGGTATTCCTCATCAGACATAATGCCACGGTCATTGTCTCCCCATTCACCGTCACCATTCACGCCACCGACGCTGGTGATATTGAACTGTTTTCCGACATGAACACCAAACTCCTTGTCGATTGTCTCAGGCTCAACCTCGTACTTGTTGGTAAGCATGTCAAACAGCTTAACCTTGTTCTCAGTTGAGATTTCAATCTGGTTGGAATAGCGGAAATACACACCAGGCTTCAGGAACCCGATACGCTGGAGTGCCGGAATGATCTGCTCATTCATGACATTCTCAACATACTTACGGTTCTTCTTGATACGGGCGCGGTAAATATCCTCATGGGTCTTGGCACTTCCAGCGTATGCCTGGGTCTCACCAGCCATAGACTCGGAACCAAGAACAACGTTTGAGACTTCCTGGTTGGTCAGGTTGATAAGTCCGGTAAACACCCTTTCCGAATTGGAAACGGTGAAGGTCTTTACATCAATGGAATCATCCTGTCCGGTAACAATGATTCGCTTCTCAGTGCTCTTTGCTATGTCAGATGCCAGTTTCCTCTTGTCCTGGTCCTGCTCAGCTGGGGTCTTTGCATGGATGATGGGCTGACCATACGTGTGCGCGAATCCTATATAATTACTGAGAGTGAACTTCTTTGCAAGAACAATTGGTACGAGGTTGGCAAAATAACCAAGGCCACCAGTATTCACAAGAATATAGTTGTTCCTGTACCTGACATCCTCCAGGTCCCAGCCTGGATCCCATTCACCTTGACGCTGGACGATACGGTTCTGATTGGGGAGGATGTTCCTGCGCTCAATGATGTTCACCTCACCAAGACGCTTGACACCGTTCACCTCAATGAACTTGTCCATAATCTCGAAACAAGTGTAACCGTAAGCCCTGGAATCCACAATACCACGAATGATCTTCTCAAACTGCGTACCCTGGATCTTCAACGACTCCTCATCATCACGTTCCCAGCCACCCTTACCGTCAGGAGTTGCCAGCATGTACCTCTCATCGGTAAGCTGGGAATCCAGTGTCTCCCTTACTGCTGCAAGGTGGGCATCCTGGGTTGCTATGCTGTCATAAAGGTCAATGAGACCACCACGATCATCCAGTATGGTCCCATCATTCGTATAATTGACCGTTGACTGGTAACGGTTGTGCCTCATTACCTCAAGTACATACTCCTGAATGGTCCTTTTGTATGTCCTGTACACCGAAATCAGTGCATCGTCTCCGAAGAATGTTCCGTGCGAATTGTTCTCAGTTCTTTTTCTCATAAAACTACTTCCGTTTTCTCTTAAATAGAGGCTGAAAACCAAGTGTGTTGCCGAAAAGCGGGCCATTTTGAGAAAAACCAGTTGTCGCGTGTGCGTACATTCTTTATTATTACGCATAGGGATTTTACCCCACTCAAATCCTCCAGACTCCTTATTTTTACTAAACAAAAGTTAAATAATTAACCTGTGCTGTGCATCTGTTTCTATTTCAAAACAAAATACATTACCAAACATTTATCAAATTAATTATGAAAACAACTGATTTTTATGTACTGAAACTCCAGTTCAAGGCTGAAGATGTCGAGACTGGTGAAATGAAGAAGCAGAAGCGCGAGTTTCTTGCTGAGTGTGTGAATTATGCTGAAGCTGAGAAGCTGGCCTACGACATCATGGAGGACCAGGGCTGGATGAAGCACGAATTCAGCAAGCCTGAGGTCGTCCGCATTACCGTGAAGGATCTCCGTACCAATTCCTGCATCACTGTTGAGAAGGAGTCAATCGGCGATTTCTCTGAGATGTACCTGGAAGAGGAAGATGACCACTTCTACAAGGTTGACCTGAGCGACCCCGTTGAGGATGAGAACGGCAAGATCAAGTATGTCAAGATCTCACTGTTCATCCCAGCTTCCACAACTGGAGAGGCAGAGACCTATGCACGCAAGCTGTTCACAACGGCATTCGTAAACTCCACCAAGATCATGAACTTCAAGTCTGCATTCGTAACTGAGAGCAGTCTGGAGAGCATTGAGCGTAACTGGCAGAACATGTAATATGGACTACAAGCTGAACATACTTGCAAGAGAGCTTAAGTGCGAGGAGGTTGGGTTGCCAGACTTCCCCGCGCTGCTCTTCGGCAAGCTTGATGAACAGACGCTTGTGTTCAATGCCACCCAGTATCTCAAAAGCATAGAAAGGGAATGCGACTATAAGGATTTCTCACGCGCAATGAGGTTCTGGATAGACAGGATGGCTGAAGGCTATGGTGCCGATGTAGCCAAGCTTTTCTATCAGAATCCGAATGGCGACCAATTGTACAGTGAAATCCTCACGCACCTTTTCCTGGTATATCTCGATCCGGCCATACTGGTCTACTACAACGACCTGGTGGACGATGCTATGACAAACGGTATAGCCTTCAGTGACAGCTTCATCACTGAGCTTGCACAGACAAGGCTTACCCCAGACATCATCAAAACCCTGAACAATGGAAACAGCAAGAAGAATAGCGGTATTTAGTCCCCAGCTCAAACTGGTGGCAATATCAAACGGAATCAGCTCCCTCGCAAAACTGATGGGGACCGATACCGGAAGCTTGCTCCGTGCCATCAAGGGTGAAAGAGTGACCTGCAACGGATTCTATCCAAGATTCGTTCCGGATGACCTTATCATGGACATAGACGATTTCGGACTTGACCTTATTGAGTTTGACCTGGAGGTTCTGCAAGATGACAGGTTCATCTACACCACCAGGAACCAGAAGAGGACGGAAATCATCAAGGAGAGCGAATTTGCGAAGATACGCGACAACAGGCGCAAGCGTTACACATTCAATAACACAAAAAGCAAAAAGAAATGAAAAACGTAGAAGTAAAAATAGTCAATAAAGGCAACCAGCAATTGCCAGCATACGCAACAGTCCTCAGTGCCGGTGCCGACCTGAGAGCGAATATTGAAAAACCAGTAGTACTCAAGCCGCTGGAGAGAAGGCTTATCGGAACCGGTCTGTATATAGCTCTCCCAGAAGGCTATGAGGCACAGGTGCGTCCTCGTAGTGGTCTGGCTCTGAAGCACGGAATCACCGTACTTAACACCCCAGGCACAATTGATGCTGATTACAGGGGAGAGGTCGGAGTCATTCTGGTGAACCTTTCAAACGAAGAATTTATCGTCAACCCTGGAGAGCGTATTGCCCAGATGGTTATTGCTGAGCACGCACAGGCAATCTTCATGCCTACCGACACCTTGGATGAGACAGAGCGCGGAGAAAGAGGCTTTGGACACAGCGGAGTTAAGTAATCACTAAACATTTTATATTATGGCACAGAAAAAAGAACCAATCCCCCTGCATCATTTTTCATTTCCTGCGGTGATGAAGGGTCTCCAGGAAGGCAAGGTATTTACACGCTGGCATGACGGACGCTGTATTACAATGCAGATCCCAGCCAACATTGACAACGAGACAATCCCCAAGATGCAGAGCCTGTGTCCAAAGGCAAAGGAACTGCTCAGCTTGAAGAAGGGCATCTACTACAAGAACCAGGTGCTCATGCTCAAGCCACTGGGAGAGAAAGTAATGGCAACCTACTATCAGCCCTCATGGGAGGACATCTTCGCTAACGACTGGCTTGACCTATGAAGAACGGATGGCACGACACTGATAAGTTGAAGCCAAAAGCTGACCAGGTTATTGTCGGTATATGGGCATACCTCACTGAGACGTTTGCTGAGCTTTGCTATTACGACAAGGATACGAAAGAGTGGTTCTCTGCCCAGCCTGGAAGCCAGGACAATGCGATTCAGGCACCGGACTACTGGATAGAGATGCCATACGACTAAGTGCCCGTTGACGAACGGGAAGTCATTCAGGGGTTGCGGCCCTTGTTACTGGCGATCACGGAGGAACAGCAATGTTCCTCCTTTTATATTCCTATTGTTAAATACTGCTAACAATCCTAATTTAGTGTTTCGTTTGTTCAATTTCGCTTGATTTTGTTTCATTTTGTTCATATCTTTGCACCCAGAAACTAAAACGAAGAGATTATGAGCAAAAAACATCAACTTACAAAGACGGACTACCTCAGCACAGAGGAGTATCAGAAGCTTATAACGGGCCTGCATGAGGATCACGACGTACTGGGAGAGACCTATGCCAGAATAGCAAAAGCAACAGCCCTCCGTATCTCAGACGTGCTCCGTATCAAATGGGGCCAGGTTCTTGTAAGCAAGTTCACATTCGATGAGCAAAAGACAAAGAAGCGCAGGCCAATCCCATTTGCCGAAAAGACACTGGAGATCATGCGCGAGCTGTATGATATGAACGGTGCCCCAGGCCTTGACTATCTTGTATTCATGAACAGCAAGACTGGGAAGCCCTATACCAAGCAGCACATCAACCAGTGCATGAAGGTATGGAAAAGCAAGTACCACCTCAATGTCGGCAACTTCTCCAGCCACTCTTTCCGCAAGTCATTCGGAAGGGAGCTGTGGGACAAGATGAACAACTCAGACTACGCACTGACTACCCTCAGCGAGATCTTCAACCACTCCAATATCGCCATCACAAGGCGTTACCTGGGAATTCGTGATGAAGAGATTGCGGAAGCCTATGAAATGATTGAGGTATGAGAAAGTTCAGTGAAATGGTTGGCAAGTGCCGGATATGCGGTGCTGAGTACAGCTGCTACTTCTATGCAGACAGGTCACCGATAAGGAGGTTTATGCTGAAAGAAAAGGTATGCGGTACGTGCGCAAGCTGGATGACCAGGAAAAAGGACCCAGATGCCAAGGAGTATGTAATAGACGGGGAAGCCTACAACGTCTACCCATTCCAGGATAATATAGGACTGGGCGACACAATAGGCAAGAAGAGATACCTTGTGGACATGGAAACCTGGAAAGCCATCAAGTCAAACGATGTGTGGCCCATAGGAAAGGTTCCGGCCCCGTTCTACACTGGTGACACAGCCGGATTCATAACGGCACTGGAATTCAAGGCTGCCAGGTTCGGAATACAGGAATGCAAGGGCGTGGCCTGCCTTGACCGCTATACATGCGTATTCTATGACAAGGAGAAACAGGAACCAAACGGGCCTGTAAACCAAATCCCGAAGGACTGGGTGGACGGCAGCGAGAGGTGCGGTACATACATTAATATTAACAAAGCAAGCAAAGTGTTTATGGAATGGAGAAAAAGAAAGCAATGACCAAGAAGGAGATGATCCAGTTGTACAAGGACTACAACATCATCAAACCAAGTGACCAGGCACTTGGGAGGTTTGCCAAAATGCTGGGTTACGCCAAGAAGCGCGTGATGACCAAAGGCAAGACAGAGCTCTGGTACGTATTGAATGACAGATGATTTTAAGGCAGAATTCCTTGTTCAAAAACCAATTGTATTATGAACAAGAATTTTTTCAAACCAAAATTTAAGATTCAGAGAGTTTACAACACAGAAAACGAGGCAACCCTTTATTCTGTATCCGTGATGTACTGGTGGTTCCCAGTGTGGTTTATAGCACTAAGGCAGATTTTTGAAAGCGGACGGATAAACACTGGTGATGCCGTATTCAATTCAGAGGAGGACGCGACTGAGTACATCAAGCGTCGCTATAATGTAATTACATCAGAGAAATATGAAGAGAGAGGATAGAATTGACAAACTGATGAAGAGTGTGGAGGGTGAACTGACCGATGTGGATTCCTTCATGGTGGTATTTGCCAACGGCCTGACTAATGAGGTGTCAACTGGGCTGCTTTCAAACAACCCGTCAATGCTGATCTCAGCAATATGCGAGACGTTTGACATGCAGACCGACGACGGAAAGGGCGTTAACTTCCTGGACCTGTTCAGTGCAGTTATCATTACCTATGCGAAGGCACATCCGAAGTTTGCCACACAGTTCATCCAGACGTTCAACAGAATTATGTACGGAGTAGATATTGATATATGTTAGAATTCAAGCCATTCGACAAGCCTCTCCTGAAGGAGATGCTAAGAGACCCAAGAGGTGTGAGAAATAACCCATACCTTATATTCATAGCGTATTTCTGGGACCAGCTGAAGGATGACCGCTACCAGTTTCTTTATGATGACGAAGATCCTGAAATGGTTCCCGAATATGACGAGTTCACAATTGACGGAAAGAAAATTGAGAAAAGCATATTCGAAACCATACTGGGTGCCTGCATGGAGGATATTATTTCAGCACAACAGAACAGGCTTACGGTAAGGATCAACGATAAGCCGTACCGCGTAAACAAGTTCCCAGAGATCGATCCTGCTGCCCTTCCGAAATTCTTTAATTTCGAGGTACATGACGACCTGGTTACAATAAGCCTGGATAAGGTCAACACCTATATCCCGACTGGTGAGGACTATGAGATGGGCATTGACCAGCAGACCAAAAACAGCAGGTCGTACCTTCATAAAATCGTGTACCTGGTGGAGAATGACGATGAAGGATGGGACAAGCTTACGGACATTGAGGCCGTTGCCTATACCTGGGCTGTGAAGATGGCCAAATGTGAGGGTAAGGAAGCCGTTGCCTGTATGCCTGAGATACTGAAATTCGTGAAGTATGTGGACAAGGAGCTCTGCGACATGGATATTGAGAACCTTCCAGACTGCTGGATTAACGACTTCAACCTGGCAAAGGTAACCATCGATGCCCAGTTCTCAGCCACACTCATGGAGAAATGGAACAAGAAGCACAAGCAGAAGTCCTATATTGATGAGATTGACGATGAAAAGGCCAAAGAATTCTGGTACGACAACTGCACAAGGTTGTTCTACGGAAAGAACGTGTAAGACCTGCATCAGGTTCCAGCGTCCTGCACCGAGAAAGTGGAAGAAATGCCTGGACGGTATCATAAGCTGTAAGAACAGCTGGAAAGGTGACTGTTGCCTTTGGTGGCGTGACAAGTAAATGAAAAAGCCCTCTTCTCTCTATTTCCTATAAAGAAACGGATATGAAGAAGGCTTTTTTTGATTTCCTAAGTATTGTAAAGCAGGTATTCTGTACACCTGACGGCAGGCTGAGCAGCAAGCGCGTGTTCGGAGGCATGGGCTGGATGGTATGCCTTTGGGTCCTGATCCACTGCACGCTCAAGCATGTGGAGGCACCAGTGATTACAGAGGTCATAGTAATCGTATCGGCCACACTGATGGGTGTCGGTATCTTTGACTCCTACGGAAAGAAAAAGATAAAGAAGTACGGGGATAAGGAGGACACTACCGAGTAGCAGCAATCTTTTCCAGTATAACATTCAACAGTTCCCTGGCATACTCAGGTGTCAGGAAGTAGTTGCCACACTCATACCTCTGGTTGTGCTGTGGTGTCTGGTTGTCCTGGGCTGCCCTCAATGTGAACCTGTCAGTGATGTACCAGTATGTTCCTCCGGCACGCATTCGGGGCCTTGGAGCTGATACCCACATGGCGGCTTCATCCCAGACATAGCCGAAAAACTCCAGGGTGGCAAGCGATTTCTTCTTTTCCTTGAGCGTGAGAAGCCTGATGTCCGTACCATAGTCAATCTTGTACTTCACCTGCTTCAGGCCGCTTCTCTTGTCCGGATAGCCGATAACAAGGTCACGCCTGTCCATCTGGAGAATAACACCATGAGACGGGAGGCTTGAATTCTTGGTTGCCCTGACCCAGGTTCCAGGATGGAGGCTGGGAAGCCTGATGATCTCGTCGGCAATGTTGATGGAGTAACCCATGTCAAAAAGATCATCCATGAATTTGGCCAGCAGCTCGTTTGCGTTCTCAAGCTTCCTGGTCTTTTCAGTAACCTCAAAATCACGTATGATTAGTTTTGTCAGGCCATTGTCCTCATAGTAGGCATCAACAAGGGCAATGCCGTTCTCAATCTTCCTGATATGGCCCACCGTTGAGCCGAAACGGATGATGCTGCCAGCGTAGATATGCAGCTCATCAAACTTGCTGAACTTTTCCATATTCTGCGGATTTATCAATTGCTGGGTGCAAAGGTACAAAGGTTCTGGAAATTTCTCTTGTTAACGGATGTTATTGTGGTTTAATGTTTGTGAAAATTCAAAAAATTGGGCAACGCACAAATTTTCAGTTGGCTATTTAAGATAAAATGAACGAAATAATGAATAAGGAAAAACATGAAAACGGATCCTATTGAGAAACTTGTAAACTCTACTGGTTTCTCAGTAGATGATCTTAAAGCGTATGCTATGAAAGCAAAGGACATGATGTTAGGACAAGCTGATAACTCATTTCCTGTTCCGCTATTTGCAATCGGATACCTGAGTGACATTGAGCTGTCTGTATTATGTTTTGTGATAAACATGGCATTGTACCCAAGCAATAGTTTTGGTTATACATGGGATAGCAGAAAGATTGGTCACGCTTTAAATATGGCTCCCAAAGAGGTGCGCGAGGCGAGGAACAATCTTATAGCTATAGGTCTGATTGAAAAATACGAAGATCCGCTACCAAGTGGTGTGTTCAGTTATTGCCCTAACCCCTGGGCAATTGACAAGCTGGTCCGTTTATTCAAGCAGGTCGCCCCAGAGAAAATGAAGGATTTAAGAAAATACCTTGGTTTGATGCACGCTTCTGAAATAAGTCAGGATGCCATAAACCGATTTGTTGAATATCAAAATTTTATCAAGGAATTATGAGCAGACAGATTTATAGGTGCGTCAAGTACAGCGATAGGAAAGCTATGGCAAAAGCTATAAAGGATGCTATCCAGGACCAAGAGGCTGGGTACATTCAAATGCTTCGCTATACACAGGCATATTTGAAAAAGGATTTTCCAATGTTCTACTTCATAGCGTCAAGATCTCAGATATATGGCGTGTATAATGTAAAGGCTCTTGAAATAGAACGAATAACTGGGATAGACAGGAGGCGCTGCGACAAGCTAATCGATAAACTTGTCGATATGGGTTTTGTCGATGGTGTTGACAATAAGCTGAACAAGGATATTATCACGGTAAGCATTAATGGCTTACACCAATTCAAAACAATGTGCGAAGGCCTGGACGAGGATGATGTTGCCAGCCTTAGGGATATGATTGGGGACAAATATTTTGTTGACTACTACAAAAAATTCAAAAATCAAATACTGGAAAAGAAGAAAGTGCCGCCAAACGACGTACCGTAATTGTGCAAAAATGCACAATTTGGGAATGCCGAAATTGTGCAAAAATGCACAGTTTGATTCCAAAAGTGTGCAAAAATGCACAATTTGGGTACACGGAATAAAATATAAAGAATTAAAAAAATTGAATAAAGCAGGCGAGCTGCAAATTTTGGGTTTTATTTTTGGTATTCTTTTGGTTATTATAGGTTATTGTAGGTTATATATGGACATTCACCAGTTTCGCGTAAGCAATTTAAGTATGGTCGGCAAAAGCAAAAACCTTAAAAATAAAAAAG